CCAGAGCAAGCAGCTATCCAAGATGAGCAGCCAGAAGCAACACCATCGGAAATGGAATCAATGGAAGATTTAACAAACCCTGAATTACAATAGGAGAATAAAATGGATGAAATTACTCAAGGGTCAGTGCAAGGAACTAATGAAGCGACTACGGAGACAGCGAAAACAGAAACCCCAAAGGATGATTACGTTGATCGGTTCACTCGGCTAGCTCAACTTGATAAAGCTCAACGGATAAAAGATTCAGATATCAAGAACAAGATGAAAGACCTCCAGAGCCGTGAGCTATCGATGAAAGACAAAATAGATATGGCTGAGTTATTCGATAAAGATCCTTTAGCTGTACTCAAGAAAAGAGGTATCGATATAAACAAATTGTACTCTGACTCAATTAATAATCTTGAGATTGAAGACGATCCAATTAGAAAAGAGCTTGCAGAAATTAAACTATGGAAGCAAAGCGAAGAGAAATCTAAAGAAGATGCTAAAACTAGCGCACAACAAAGAGAGGAGACAGAATTAAATGAGAAGAAAACAAATTATGTTGCTCACCTATCAGAGTTCGTTAAGGCTAATGAGGAAAAGTATCCGCTTTTATCATCGTTTGAGGATGCTTCTGATAAAATATACGAGGTAATTGCTACGGCTTTCGATGAGACTGGAAAAGTTTTAACCCCAGAGGAAGCAAGTTCCCACCTTCAGAACGAACTTGTAACAATGTACAAAACAGTATTAAATAAGAAAGGTGTTGCGGAACTATTTAACTTAATGTTCAAAGATACCGACAATGCAGAACTAGAGTCAATTTTCAAGCCAGAGTCAGGCGTTACCATCGATCAGAGTTTTAAACCAGTTACGGCACAGTCTAGTCCTTCGGGCAATGAAGAACAAAGACGGCAAGCTGCGATTAAAATTACTGAGCAAATGTTTAAATCCAATAATGGGTTTTAATTAACGCTTAAATACAACAAAGGCTTTTAAATGACTTTATCAGTATCAAACGCTACGGCAATTTTAAAAACAATCTATCCTTCTGGAAATGTTCCAATGGATATGGTTTATGCAGATTTCCCTTTATTCGCAATGCTTCCAAAAATTGAATCGTTCTATGGTGAGAATTTAAAACTTCCTATCAAGTATGCAAACAATTCTGGACGCTCTGCTACTTTCTCAACAGCTGTTTCAAGTGAATCAAACGCTAAAGCGGTTGCTTTCCTTTTAACTAGAATACAAGATTATGCTTATGCAAGAATTGCAAACGAAGTATTAGAAGCATCTAGAAATAATGCTGGGGCTTTCGTTGACGCTCTTAAATTTGAAATGGATTCAGCTATCCTTTCTCTATCAGCATCTACTGCAAGTGGTGTCTATGGAACTGGATCAGGTAAAATTGGTCAAATCGCAGCTACTACTACTATCGGTACAGCAATCATGATTTTAACTAACGTTAATGACGTTGTTAATTATGATGTTGATCAAGTTCTACAAGTTTCTTCTACAGATGGTGGTGGAACAGTTAGAACAGGTACTCTTAAAGTTCTTTCTGTAAACAGAGCTAACGGTCAAATTACTATGACTGGTAACTTAACGGCTGGTATTGCAGCTATTGCAACAGGTGACTTTGTTTTTAGCTCAGGAGATTATGATAAAAAAGTATCAGGGCTACAAGCTTGGATACCTAACTCAGCTCCTTCTTCAACAGCTTTCTTTGGTGTAAACAGAACTCTTGATTCAAGACTTGGCGGTGTACGTGCAGATTATTCTTCACTTCCAATAGAAGAAGCTTTAATTGATGGTGCTAAATTAATCAACTCATACGGTGGTGCTCCTAAGCATTGTTTCATGGACTACACTAATTTAGGAAACCTAACTAAAGCTCTAGGGTCAAAAGTTCAATATGTAGACGTTGCAATTGCAGGCGTTGGCTTCAGAGGTATTCAAGTAAATACTGGTCGTGGAATTATGAATGTTTTTGGTGATCAGAATTGTCCGAATGACCGGATGTTCATGCTTCAATTAGATACTTGGGGTTTATACTCTCTAGGTAAAGTACCTTCAATCTTTAAAGGTGACGGTCAGGCAATTTTAAGAGTTGGAGCAGAAGATGCTTTAGAATTTAGAGCATTAGCTTACTACCAATTAGGATGCAAAGCTCCGTTCTTTAACGGTAACTTTAAAATAGCTTAATCAAATTTTGGGAGGTGAAAGCCTCCCTTTTAACTAAAGGTACAACATGGGAAATAGACTTCTAAATCAATTTCAATACACACTAGAACAAGATTCAGTTACTTTAACAGGTGGCATTAACATCGGTGCGGCTGGTGCAGTATCAAGCATTTTTGGATATGGAATAGCTTCAGCTGCTTTGACTGGCACTGGTGCTTATAACATCGTGTTTTCTGATAAGTGGTCACAGCTTCTAGACTTCAAGTTTGACGTTTTCGGTGAAACTGCAAGCTCTACTGCTAAAGTGCAATTGCTTGAATCCCCTTCAGCTCTACAAGCGGATGTTAAGAGTGATAAAACTCTAGCAATAGTATGCTTAGACTATGCAGGTTCAGCTGTTGCTCCAGCGAGTGGGATGCAGATCAAGATATCAGTAACTTTTAGATATTCAAGCTACGGTAGACAAGATCAATAAGGGGTTACTTATGATGTTAATGATGAACAATAAAAAGCTAGCTCAAGGTATCACTTCTAAGATCTTTAAAAAGTCTAAAGAGAATCCGGAGATGGAAGAAAGCCTTCCTACTAACTCAGTGGATGAATCTAAATTAGATGTTGTTAAGGAATTATTAGGAGCTATCGAGGCTAAGGACGCTAGTAAGTTTCTCGCAAGCTTCAGAGCTCTAATGATTGCCTGTGAAGGTGAAAGTGAAGTTGAAGGTGACGAGCAACCAGAAGATAACTACGGTAAAAAACTAGCTAACGGTCTAGAAATCGAAATTAAAAAATAGGTTATTGCTATGGCAAGTTATACTTTAGCGCAATTGCGAGAGGCTGCACGTGAGAGAGCAGATCAGCAATATGTGGCAGGGGTTCCAGAGGCTGATAAGTTTGTAACTGATTCAGAATTGAATGGCTACGTTAACAGGTCAATCTCAGAACTGTATGACTTAATTATCTCTTGCTATGGCAATGATTACTATGTTGGATCAGAAAACATAAGTTTAATTTCCAACCAGTCAGCGTATGCCTTACCTGTTACTTTTTATCAAATGCTAGGCGTTGATTTAGTTATAAATGATAATAATTTTATAACTCTTAAGCCTTTTATGTTTCAAGAGAGAAATCAAACTAAAGGATATCCAGCATTATCTAATAGTGGTGGTGGTTACTCATACCATTTAAGAGGCAGCGAGATAGTATTCCAGCCTACTCCAATGGCAACCAACTCAGTGAAGCTGTGGTTTATTCCTTTGGCTGTGGTGCTCGTAGCAGATAGTGATACTCTTCAAGGCTTTAACGGTTGGGAAGAATACGTAATCATAGACGCTGCTATTAAAATGGCTATCAAACAAGAGAACAATGTTGAAGAGCTATACAGATCTAAGAACGATATGGTTTTAAGAATTAAGCAGATGGCTGACAACAGGGACTCTGGCATGCCACAAAGAGTTCAAGACGTTGAATATGATGTAGGGTTTAAAAAGTTTTTTTAAGGGGCTTCATGACTTTTAAGGCTTTTAAAAAGATAGCTCAGCAAGATTACACGTCAACAAAGCTGCAAGACAATACAGAGCAATTTAATAACCAGTTAAGTAATATTCCTTTTTTAAGTGGCAATAGATTAACTGGAATAGTGGTAACAACTTCTGAAATTAGCATACCTCACAAGTTAGGACGTATGCCTTTAGGTTATATAATTATCAAACAAAACGCCTCTGCGATTATTTGGTATACCTTAATAGATGAAAAGTTTTTAAGACTTGATTCTAGCGCAACAGTAACTATTGATTTGTGGGTGTTTTAGATGGCACTAGATAAACAAAATTTACCGATTGCCTTAAATTCTCCAATGGATTCTAAGATTGATGAGAAGCTAACTAATCAAGATGTTTTTTTACTGCATGAGAACGCTCGTTTTGAAAAGATCGGAGCTTTGACTAAGAGAAACGGCTATACAAATAACTCTCCAAGCGGATCTTTTGACGCTCAAAGAATTATAAACTCAAGTACTGGTCTCTTGGCTTTAGCTGCTCCAGCCTTCAGCCCTAACGCTCACTATAGAAGCTTCTCGTCTAGTTATATATCACTAAGTGAAAACTTATATGAGAACGCCATGAGTGTGGAGTTCAAGGGATCAAACGTAGCATCTAACTCTATGGGCGTAATGCTGGTGGATAGCGATAAGAAAGGTGATAGGCTTGCATACGTAGCTGCTCCAAAAAGCACAAGCCAATTAGCTTTAATAACTCTACTTGATAAGACTACTAACTCTAAGAAAGTAGCTTTTACTGCAACCAGTGGATATATTTTCCAGTGCAGATTTTTCACTAAAGCAAATGGCACTGTTTACCTTCAAGTAATTTATCAAGATAGTTCTTTTACTAATACTCTGAGAATAGAAACCTATGACATGGATTTAGCTTTAGTGAATAGCGCTAACGTTGCGAATATCTCAGCAAGCTCTTTTTGTTTAATGATGGATGAATATAATGAGGGAACGGTAATCGTTTATAAAGCAAGCACTGGAGTTGATAGGTTAAGAATAATCACAACCAATGAAACTGGTGTTTTAAATACCACAGAAATAACAGCCTCAACTACAGTTTTCAATAAATGTACTTGTGACATAAGAGTAGTCGGTTCAATAGTTTATATTTTGTTCCCGATTAATTCTGTTAGTGTTTTTAGAGCTAGGTTCTTTTCTTTTAATCTTGTAACTCTAGCCACAGTGGACGCTCAAAGAAACATAGGGAGCACTTTTGCAGATCAAGGAACTTTAACCTTTGATTTTTTAAGTGCTGATTTAATAGGAGTGATTGCCTCTGTTAGTATAAACGCAACATCTTTCCAGCCTTCTGTGACTTATTACACTCATGTTATTTCAACCTCAACCACAGTAACAGCAACCGAACGTTATAGTATGCATACAATCTCAAGGGCTAGGAAGTTAAACGCTACTACGTTGCTTGCAGCGTGCTCTAGCTATGCTCTAGATGTTTTTGCGTGGTCTAATATTAATTTTGCACAAAACTCTTACGTATGCGCTTTTAGTATTTTAAATAATCCTTGCTCCATAGTCGGTAACTTCAACACTGGCACTACCCCTAGATATTTAAATTATAACCGGATACTAAACGCTAATCTAGCGGTTGAAGGTTTAACTTATTACGGATCATCAGCTAGAGTCGTTGCGATTACTGGATTAGGTGAGGTAAACGAAGTTAATGCAGCCTATGGGTTTTCTTTAAATGCAGAAACTACTTTTTATCAAAAAAACTCATCCTCAAAATTAAGTGAAAACTTTTTTATCTCTAGTGGTTTAATACTTGAATATGATAACAAGAATTTAACCAATAGTAGTTTTATACACCCTTGTGCGCTTAGAAGCGTATCCAGTAACGCAGGAGCTGGAATTGCGGCTGGAATATATCAGTTTATTGCACTATACGAATATATAGACGCTAATGGGCAAGTGTCTGAGAGTGCTACAAGTGCTAACATCTCGATCACTTTAGGCGGTGCTGTTGCTTCAATTGATGTAAACCGTTGCATCTTATATCGGTCGAAAAGGAAGCAGAGTCGCTATAGTTATTTACATGACTCTAGCAGGTGGATCAACTTTCTACAGGTTCGGTCAAGTCTACTCTCCTAGCAATGATATATTAACTTCTGTATTAGTTAATAGCGTTGTCACTGGAAACGAGCAAATCCTCTATACGACTGGAGGGGTTCTAGATAACGATCCACCTTCTCCTTCAACTTACTTATGCTCACATCAAGAACGATTATTTTCGATAGATGCAGATTACTTAAATCAAATAAGTTACACAAAGAAATCAGCACTAAATAGAACGGCTGAGTACAGCGACTTTTTCAAAATTTACTTATCAGCTTCCGATATTAAAAGAGCTAACGAGTTAGTTGGACTGGCTTCTATGAATGATAAGTTAATTATCCTTCGTAGAGCTTCCCTGTATTATATTCTAGGAGATGGACCTAACAATTTAGGGGAGCAGAATAATTTTACAGAGCCTGAATTAATCGCAAGTGATATAGGGTGTATAGAAAGCCAATCGATTATATCTACGCCTAGAGGTGTGTTGTTCAAATCGGCTAAAGGCATTTATATGCTGGACGCTTCTTTAAACCCTTCCTATATAGGATCACCAGTAGAAAGATATAACAGCGAAGAAATTATAAGCTCAGCTTTAATTGAGAATAAAAATATTGCTTACTTCCAAACAGCTTCAAGAATATTAATCTACGATTATCTCTTAGAGAGATGGAACGTAGACACNATTACAGGNATCGGGCTTGCTGTATANGATAGCAAACCAGTAATATTGAAATCATCNAATGTAATCTCGTTTGAATCAAGTGCTTATGCTGATACTTTCGGAGTAACAACTACTTCCATTTCAATGTTAGCTGAGACAGGTTGGATTAAGACAAGTGGTATCCAAGACTTCGGAAGGATTGTTAATGCTTTGATTCTAGGTAAGTATAAGAGTGCGCACGTTTTAAGAGTAGATGTTTACTATGACTATAATAATACAATTGTTACAAGTTACGATCTTACTCATGATCCTGCTCAGTCAGTTTACCAGTTTAAGATCCAGCTAAAGCAACAAAAATGTGAATCAATAAAATTTAAAATATATGATATCCCTACAGCTAACGGGGAATCTTGCGAGTTAACCAACTTAACCCTACAATTAGGCGTTAAGAGAGGCGTGTATAAGACACAAAAATCAAGGAATTATTAATGTATTTTGATTACTTAAAAGAAAAAGATGGAAAGAACGCAATTATAAAAGATTACGGATTTTGTACTTATATTATAAGCGGCAAAGAGTGCTTCCTTGCTGATATTTATATCAAGCCAGAGTTTAGAAACCAAAAAAAAGGTACTGAAATATTAAATGAATTAATCGTAGCGGCTAAAAGTGAGGGCTGCGAAGTCATAACGGCTAGAGAGTATCCACATACTGACGTTACGTCTAATAGTATGTTATGCGCATTAACGAACGGATTTAAAATAATCTCATCCAACAGCGAATTTATTCTAATAGCAAAAGGAATCTTATGAGCAGCGGCAGTAACCCATTTAAGAAAGTTGAAGAATACGGTAAAGGTTTATTTTCTAGTGCTACCAATATGTTAGGGCTTAACAAAACAGATACTTCCCCACTTAATAATTTCAGTATGACTCCAGAGGAGAGGGCTGCACAAAATAAACTAATGGCACAGTTATCTAGCCAAGCAATGGGAGGCGCAAGTCCCTTAAGCGATATGGCAAATAAGCAAGCAATGGCTTTAGCTTCAACTCAATCAAGGAATGCATCTAATCCTTTTCTAGGGATAAAAGCGGCTGCACAAGCTCAACAGCAAGGTCAAGCAGAGGCGCAATTAGGAGCGCAACAACAACTATCAGATATGTTAAACGCTCAAAAGCAAACAGCGCTGCAAGCTACTCAATCGCAGATTGATGCAAGGGCAGGTGATAGAGATAGAAGAGCAAGCTTTATAGGTCAATTAGCTTCTAGTGCTGGTCAAGCTTCGGGGGGTAAGGGATCGGATGAGAATTTAAAAGAGAATAAAAAAGCTATATCTGATTCAGGCGGTAAAATAGATGAGTTTCTAAAATCACTTGATCCTTATACTTTTGAGTACAAAGATAAAAACCTTGGCAAGAAACAAGTCGG